GTTGCGGTCCGGTTGATGGTTTGGATTATCTCCCGGTTGATGACACGAACTCCGTTTCTGATAGGGTCAATGCGCATTCTGGCGTCTGGCATAGAATATGCCGAACCTGCAGACATTTGTGCCTGCGGTTGAATGAGGTATGCTTTCTGCTTTCCCATGGTAGCGCGTAATTTGCTACCCCTCGAACGATTGCGACCTTGTCGCTTAATAACTGTTGATCTAGTCATTACTGGTCACACGTCCAAGGACTCTATTGAAAAGGAAACTCCTCAAAGTCCACCTCGAGACTTACTTTGCGGCTCAAGGTGCACGTTTCAATTTCAATTTGTTCATAAGGAGATATGCCCGAGGCTTCTTGATAAGATAACCGGCATTCATAAGTTGGTTGAATGACTTGTGCCCTTCTGGGGCGGACATACTCCTTGTTAGCAACATAATGTAAGTCGGTGACCATTCTCTTTTCAGAGAAGGAGCGGAGCTTATCACCGACGTACTGGCCTATGGGCAACCCTAAGCCCAAGGCGACTTCACAATCCCCGATACTAGCCAAATAAATAGGCTGTTGTTTCACTGAAAGGGACTTTACAGTCCACGGGGTGCGCATCAAAGTACGGTATGGATTACGAACCATCCGCCATGAGGCGCCATCGAACACAGGTCGTGTTTGACAAAACTCAACATGCTCAAACTGGGTTGTTGTGTCCAGCTTTGTTGTCATACCAAACTGTTTGAAATACTCCATTGTTGGAGTGAGTTTGGTGTCCTCAACGATCAAGACACTGTCATCTCCATCAACATAAAAGCAGGCTTCTAAATTAAAGAAGTCACTGAAGGATTTCAGTATTGCATAATTGATGATGGAGTTACCTAGCCCGGTGTTTTGGTCTCCGGACATTCTGGTAGCTATTGTTCGATAGAATGTGCCATTCTTTGTGTAACCTTTGTTGTCAAGCTGTAAATCAAGCAAGAACCTAAGTTCATCACTTTCAAAACAATGGTTGTAAAACCAATGCTCGAGCATCAATAATTCAACGCCAACGTGGGCGTCAAATTTAGAATGGTCCAATAGCAGAGCTTTAGGGCTGGAAAAATGTTCCCATTTGAGGAACAAATCCTGAGCCCGTTGTGTCTGATTCCGGCTTTTGGCAAAGATCGGAGTGTCACTGCTGTCTTTGAGTGTGTAGACGTGTTGTTCGATAGGGTGAAGATATGTTGCTAGCCTCAAGCAGTATCTCTTGGAACGGTATTGAATGCAACGAGGATTTGAATATTCGTCCTCTTCCGGTTCCATGCCAAGAAATGATCTGACGACTGCTGTGCGCTGGTATTTGTCGTCTTTCAGGAACATCTTGACTGCACCATCTGAAGTGTTCAGTGGTTTGGTCTCAAGACTTTCCTGAGCTTGAAGCATTAATGCCCTCTTCGTACCAGCACATCGGGAAATGATGTGCTCTTCACTGGTAGGAGGACAATATGCGATGAAGGGACGCAAAACCTTCTTCAGGTTTGCTTCAGATTTAAATCTATTCCCATCATCGACTTGGTGTCGTTGTTTGAGTGCAATCAATTCATTGCAAACACAGCTTTTATCTGTGTAAATGTAACCTTGATTAA